CACCTACTCCAAGACGGATTGGAACACGTGCGCCGCCATGCGCTTTCGCCCCGCAGCACGCCCTCCGGGCTTTGAAAAGACCGGTATGCCGGAGCCAGGGTTTTGGGAGGCGAGCGAGGCGCTGCTCGACCACTACCAGGAGACCGGCACTGGACGCGACTACTTCGCCGGCCTACTGTTTCAGGGCTACGGCTCATACGTCGAAAAGAACGCAATCGTCAAGCCGCTGCGGTACCACGAGTGGGAGCGTGCGTTCCCCAAGTCGCGCGCCATGGCCTTCAGAAACGGGCGAAAGGAGTACGCGCAAAAACCCATGCCGTGGTGGAAACTGAAGCAGTACACCCTGTTCTTGAAGAACGAAAAAGGCAACCAGGCCGGGACGTTGGGCGACGACTTCCGCGAAACTCCGGCTCCACGGGCCAACCCCAGAGCAATCTGCAACACCGAGGAGGTGGCCCACACCATCTTGGGACCCACCCTACGTCCCATCACGAAAGCCGCGAAAGCAATGTTGACCGGCCCGGTGCGGTACTGCTCCATACCGCCAGAGGAGTTGAATGACTGGGTCAACACGGAGTACCCAGACTACAATGATGTGGTCCACATAACCCCGAGGCCCACCGCCTTCGACGCGCACACCGTGCACAATCCGGGAAAAGCGTTCACCCGCAAGGAGGCCAAGTTGAGCTATGTGGGGGAGGAGAGTCAGCGCGGGCCCCGCCCAACACCAAGACCGCGCACCTACCCGATGAACGACTATTCCATGATGGACAACTCCTACTCACGGGGAGCCTTCAGCTTCCTGCGGAAGTTCTACCGCATACTGGGCTTCCCTTCCAGAGGCAAGGTGGCGCGACTCTGGTGGGAGCTGGGGAAGGTGAAGGGACAGTTCCGCTACCAGGGAGCGTTGGCCAAGATCGACGCTGGCTACGTAAACGCCAGCGGACGCGACGATACCGCAGTCAACAATGCCATAATCAATGCTTGGCTAAGCTTCCTGGGTTGGCTAAGCGCGGCTCACGCTGCGGACGGATTGGAGTTCACCATGGCCGCCCCCAACATCGACCGATGCCGCGAATATGCGCGAGAGATGAACATCGGCATCGTGGGCGACGACCTCGCCGGTGGCGTCCCTGCTCACTGGCGCGCACATGCGGATCTGGCGGAGCGTGTGGCTGAGCGGGGCGGCTTCTCGTGCAAGATGAGCTTCGCCACGCGCCCGGAGGAAATGGTGTTCCTCGGAATGCGCCCCTACCCAGTGGCCGTGCACGATGGCACGCACTGGCGCAAGCAATTGCGATGGGGAAAACAATTAGGCCGGTGCATGTACAAGATGGGTTGGCAACTGCAGCCGACCGTCGACGGAGCCGCATGGATCAAGGGGGTGGCCTGGGCAACACTAATCGGCGACGGCCACGTCCCGATACTCCGTGCCCTCGCACTCGCCGTGATGCGGCGCACCGAAGGGGTGTCCATGAAGATACCCACCGACCTCTGGAAGTACAGGCTCCCGGAGGACCGCAAGCAATGCGTCATCATTGGGGAGACGTACGCAATGATGCAACGCGTTTACGGGGTGAGCGCCCAACAAATCGAGAGTGCGGAGGAGGCCCTCCTCCGCGCTCCCGCCCTGCCGTGTGTCGTCCAGCACCCCGTACTGGACCAAATCATGGCAGTGGATGTTGCAGATCTTTGAGGCGGGGCGCAGCCCCGACCTCGCCGGCGCCATCGGCGCCGGCGCAGCCTAGAGCTGCGGGTAGAAAGTAC